TTAAGAATATTACCTACACCTATGGGCCAGTTGGTAAAAACCATGCTGGATTCGGGTGTGAAACTCGGCGTTTCGAGTCGTGGTTCCGGCAACGTGAACGACGGCAACGGACAGGTCAGTGACTTTGAAATAGTCACTGTAGATATTGTTGCTCAGCCTAGTGCTCCAAATGCATATCCCAAAGCAATTTATGAAGGACTTCGTAACATGAAGTACGGTCATAAAGTGTTGGAAATTGCCAGAGAAGCAGGGACAGACAGCAAGGTACAGAGATACCTGACACAGGAAGTAAAACGCCTGATTCGGGATCTCAAAATTAAGGAGTAAAGCATGCTAGATGCAATCAAGCCATTGCTAGATAGCGGCCTAATCAACGAAGACGTCAGTCAAGAACTCAACGAAGCTTGGGAATCTAAACTGACAGAAGCACGTGAACAGGTCAGAGCAGAACTACGTGAAGAGTTTGCGCAACGCTATGAGCACGACAAGACAGTGATGGTTGAAGCCTTAGATAATATGTTAACAGATAGACTCTCTGGTGAACTCGAAGAGTTTGCCCAGGAGAAAATGGCAATGCGGGAAGACCGCGTGAAGTTCCAGTCTAAGATGAAAGAAAATGCCACCAAGTTCAACAACTTTATGGTAACAAAATTGTCTGAAGAAATTGGAGAGTTACGTAAAGACCGCAAGATGCACAGTGAAGGACTAGAAAAACTAGAAAGCTTCATGGTGCATGCCCTGGCTCGTGAGATCCAAGAATTTACCCAAGACAAACGTGATGTAGTGGAAACCAAAGTCCGCTTGGTACGTGAAGCTCGTGGTCAACTTCAAGGTCTCAAAGCAAGATTTGTAAAAGAATCTGCGCAAAAAATGAGTCAAGCTGTTAGTCAACATCTCAAGACTGAACTGGGTCAGTTGCACGAAGACATTAAAGTTGCTCGCGAGAACAATTTTGGTCGACGTATTTTTGAAGCGTATGCTGCTGAATTTGGTGCTACTCATCTCAATGAGAAAGCCGAAGTTCGCAAGTTGCAAAACACCATCGCTGCCAGAGAACAACAACTGTCAGAAGCTATCAAACTCAGCCGCCGGGCCAAGGTCCTGGTTGAGTCCAAAGAACGTGAAATACGTATGATCAACGAATCCAATGTGCGTCAAAACACTCTGGAAGAGTTACTTTCTCCTCTCAACGAAGAGAAACGTGAGACCATGCGTAATTTACTCGAAAGTGTTCAAACAGCTAGACTCAAGAACGCTTTTGAAAAGTATCTACCAGCTGTGCTAGCTGAAGGCAAATCCGCAAAAGCCCGTCAGGTGATTGTGGAAAATGTTTCAGAAGTCACTGGTAATAAAACTGCCCATCGCCCAGACGACGACACTGCTGACAACAGCAATGTCATTGCCATCAAGCGCCTGGCAGGGCTGTAATTTAAATAAGGAGACTTAAATGTCACAACAATTATTGGAAGGTCGCTGGGACGAGACCAAGGAAGCATTGCTCGAAGGACTGAATGGTTCTAAGCGCAATAGCATGAGCGTTATTCTTGAGAATACACGTAGATACTTGAAAGAGAACGCAAGTTCTGGTTCAACCGGCTCTGGCAACATTGCAACACTTAACCGTGTTATTTTGCCTGTTATTCGTCGTGTTATGCCAACTGTCATTGCCAACGAGTTGGTGGGTGTTCAGCCCATGACTGGCCCTGTTGGTCAAATTCACACTCTGCGTGTGCGTTATGCCAACACAATGACTGACAATTCTGCTGCTGCCACAAGCACAGCAGCTGGTGAAGAAGCATTGAGCCCGTTCAAAATTGCTCAGGCCTACTCTTCAGCAAGCAGCACAAGTGCTGGTATTGTTGATCCAACACAGAATATCTACACAGGTGCTAACACAACAGTGCTTGAAGGTAGTGGTGGTCGTCAGATCTCTGTGCAAATCTTGAAGCAGGCTGTTGAAGCCAAGACTCGCAAGTTGCAAGCACGTTGGACTTTTGAAGCTGCTCAAGACGCACAAGCTATGCATGGTATCGACGTAGAAGCCGAAATCATGGCAGCTCTTGCACAAGAGATCACAGCTGAGATTGACCAGGAAATCTTGTTGAGCCTACGCTCACTGGCCACTACTGAGTTCACATACAACCAGGCTACCGTTTCCGGTACAGCTACATTCGTTGGTGACGAACACGCCGCCCTGGCTGTGTTGATCAACCGTGTTGCTAACTTGATTGCTCAACGCACTCGTCGTGGCGCAGGTAACTACGCTGTTGTTAGCTCTGCTGCACTCACAGTGTTGCAATCAGCTACAACTAGTGCGTTTGCTAGAACCACAGAAGGCACATTCGAAGCACCTACAAACACCAAGTTTGTGGGTACTCTGAACGGCGCAATGCGTGTGTTTGTTGACAGTTACGCAAGTGACTCAACACCTGTATTGGTTGGCTACAAAGGAAGTTCGGAAGCTGACGCACCTGCGTTCTACTGCCCATACATTCCGTTGATGAGCTCTGGTGTTGTTCTTGATCCAACAACATTCGAACCAGTCGTGTCATTCATGACACGCTACGGGTTCATCGAATTGACAAATACTGCGTCTTCTTTCGGCAATGCCGGAGATTACGTGGGCGAAATTGCCGTATCCAATTTGTCATTCTCTTAATCAGAGATTGTCCGAAAGGAACTCAAAAAAAGGGCCGCAAGGCCCTTTTTTGTTGACTAGATTTTGAACCAGCCGAGAAATTTGTGCATCTTGTCAACCACACTGTCCCAGTCACCTTGACGAGGCTGGCGGAACAGTCTAGCACTGGGATACCAGGGCGAATCTTCACGACCAGTCAGCCAACGCCAGCAGTTGCCATAGGCATTGAGTGGTATCCACACAGGACGACCCAGTGCGCCGGCCATGTGTGCATTGGCAGTGTCCACAGAAATCACCAGATCAAGATGATGCATGAGTCCGGCTGTGTCTGCAAAGTTTCGTATGGTGCCCGGAAAACACACAGCACCTGCTGCCGTGATGATCTCAGTTTCTTCATCTGTAGCATCCATTTGTAAATTGATCCACTGATGTTCAGGATTGCGACGAATCAGGTCAGCCATGTTTGCCACAGGCATGCTCTTGTGCTGGTGTATCCAGGAATCCTTGCGGCCGGACCAGCACACACCAATTCGCATGCGAGTTTTGGAACCCAGGCGACCAGCCCAGATGTTTGCGTTCACAGGGTCAGCTGCAATGTACTGCAACTGATGTGCAATGTTTTCCAGTGTCATGCCAATCACTCCGGGAATGTCCATCATGGCAATCCAGTAGTCAAATTCACCCAGTTCTTCACCGGGTTCATAGATGCCCACAATTGTTCCGGCCGGCTGCGGAAACAGGGGTTTGACACTGGGATTTAGCAGTAATTTTATTTTTACACCGGTTGAGTGCAGATTGGCAGTGAATCTTATGAATTGTATTTGATCACCAAGTCCTTGTTCACCTATGATCAGCAGGGTTTTATCCCGGAGATCTTGACCGGTCCATTCGGGTTGAACCAGTCGGGGTTTGGTGCCGTCAAGATGTTCAAATCGCCAGCGTGATTCGTACAAGGGCCAGCCACGAGCATAGTCTCCGTTCAGCAGGTAGGCCACTGCAAGATTGAACTCAGAAGTAACGTCAGCAGGGTTGATGTCATGTGCTGCCTGTAGAAAAGGAATGGCTCTGGCAGGATAGCCCATTTCTCTCAGCACATTGCCGTAGTTGTTGAATGCTGCACTGTGATTGAAATCTTCTGCAAACACCTGTGCGTAACATTTTAACGCCTGTTCGGGATGATTTTCTGCACGATGTTGATTGCCTTGGTCAATAAGTTCTTGATGGTTCATGAGATATTTAAGAATACCGCAGCCCTGCACAAAATAAACCGTTTTTGCTAAATACAAGTCAACGCAATACTGCGTTTTATGCGGTGATTTACCCTGCCGCGTAGCGAATAGAACTCGCATCGGACTTCTTTAAGGAGAAAAAAATCATGGGTCGTCCTCTTAAAATACAAAAAACTTCCACCGGCTCCGGCAGTGGTGGCGCCAGCGTGGGTGTGGATCTTGGCTATCCAAACTTTGGCTCGCTCACAGTACCAGTGTTCAACTCACCAACACAAACACTCAATGACGCACAGTATGTGGGTGTGGTAGGTGGTGCAGCCCCCACAGATACTCCCAGTGCCACAAACCCTAGAGTTGTGGTCACAGTGAATATCACCTTGGCCACTGGTTCTGCAGCAGGTTCTGCCACTGGTTATATCATACGCCAAAAAGGCAGCCACAAGTACCTGGTGGGTGATGCTACCAGCCGCACTGCTCTGGTCGTGGGCAATGCCTACATAATTGCCGTGGTTGGCAACACAGACTGGACCGCTTATGGTGCTCCTACCAACTACGGTGTTGGCACAATCTTCACTGCCACAGTAGCTCTGGGCAGCACAGGCACAGGCAGCGTGAATCTGGTTGGCGTTTGTGTGCTCAGCGATTCTGGATCTCCTACCAACGGCAACATGAGCATTGCCTACATAGACAACGCCAGCTCTGATGTGTACATCAGCAAACTTACCAACCACTTTATCCTGGGCTGGGAAGGTGGTTCCAACTATGATGCAGCTTCGGTCGCCGGCGATCTTCGCAGCTTGGCCAACTTCTTCACAGATGAAGGTACCATGATCAAATCTGGCACCACCGGCGGTGCCAACACCGGCAGTGTTGCATCAGGACAACAAAATCTCTTGAACCTGGCACTGGTAGAAAACACCACTTCCTAATAGATTTAGGGTCAGAATCCTCTCAGCTACATACTGGGAGGATTTTTTTATGAGCATAGCATTTGTATTGGGCAACGGCCAAAGCCGATCAGTTATTGATTTGACCAGAATTCAACCTCTGGGTCCGATCTATGGTTGCAACGGACTGTATCGGGATTTTGAGCCCGATTGTCTTGTGGCCACAGACAGACCCATTGCAGAACACATACAACGTTCGGGCTATAGCAAAAAAAATAGATTTTACACTCGCAGACCCTTGCCAGATCTGGGCGCACACCAGGTTCCAAAAAAATATCATGGCAACAGTTCAGGCCCTATTGCGTGTGCTATAGCTGCGTCTGATGGACACAGACGCATATATCTACTGGGCTACGACATGTCTGGCACAGCGGCCAGCAAATTCAACAATATGTATGCAGGAACAGAGTTCTACAAGGCTGCAGATTCAGCTCCTACCTTCACAGGCAACTGGATCAAACAACTGGCCGCAGTTGCTAGAGACTTTCCCCGAACGGAATTTGTGCGTGTGTGCGGCACAACCACTGCTGAAATTACCGACTTGAAAAACATAGATAATTTTTTGCACATTGATCTCAAAGCCTTTGTGCACCGGATAAACACCGGCGAAAACCTGTAATCTCCCTACAACATTGGCCTTGCTGGCTCTGGTAAATACAGCAAGAGACTCTACAAATGACCCAATATGTTATTGACATTGGCGCGGTACCCGACGACGGGCAGGGCGACCCGTTACGCACAGCGTTTGCATTTACCAACGACAACTTCAATCAGATTTTTGAATC